CAAAACATAGGCAATCAAAACATAGGCAATCAAAACATAGGCAATCAAAACATAGGCAATCAAAACATAGGCAATCAAAACATAGGCAATCAAAACATAGGCATCAAAACATAGGCAATCAAAACATAGGCAATCAATTTTCAAAAAAATTAGTGTGAATAATAATATAAATATAAAAATAGATATATTATGATTTGCTTTATACATACTTTTTATAATTAAACTATGAATTTATACATGCTTACACGGTTTAATTACAATCCATTAATTAAATTAAATATAACATCTACACATTTATTACCTACATCATCATCGGTAGAAATCAAATCAAATATTTTAATTGATGAATATAATAATAATAATAATAATAATAATAACAATTTCATTAATAATAGCAATTTAGTCTATAATAATAGAAACGCAATGTTTAATAAAAAACATAATATCCATTACATATTAAGTCAATTATTTAATAATTCTTGGTCATTTACATTAGGTGATTTAGCAAATGAACCATTAATATTTACATCCAAATCTTTTCAAAATAACCACAGTATTAAAAACAGTTTAACATCAAGTTCAATATATTGTACCGAAATCAATGAAACAAATGAATATATAAGTATAATTAAATTAATATATTTCATATGCAAACACCTTGAACCTGACGGAACACTTGTGTTTAAAATGAAAGATACATATTCAAATAAAATGATTGAATTATTATTCATATTAAATTGTATTTTTAAAAATATTAATATTTACAGACATTTGGAAAATATGCACGAAATATCCAATCACACTTATAAAATGAACCAATTTCCAAATAAATATTGCGAAAAATGGATAGTTTGTAATAAATTTGACGTTAATAACACAAGCAAAACATATTATTACAATAAATTCATTGAAATAGACCGCATATTATACAACATTAATTACGATACAAATAATTCATTATCTATATTAGAAAACCCAATCCCTTTATTATTTATCAACAAAATAAATGAAATGAATGTAATATTAAGCAATATATTCATGTCTCAATTACTTTCAAATACAAATATGGTATCCCCTATTTAATTATTTTATTAATTATTTTGTAAAAAAAACAATCAATTAATGCTTAGTGTAAATATCCTCGTTTTTTATTTGTTTTCTTAAATGGTTTAATACTTCTTCGTCTATTTAAATAATAATTTTGTTTTAATAATGGTGCGTTTTTCTTGTAATGACGCACATTCCTTTTATGGGTTGATTTATTACCTTTTCCTCCCATTACTAATCCTGTTGCTAATAAACCACCATATTTAGTTTTTCTATTTACAATGTGTTTTAATGTATGATTGCGATTATGTGATGAATTTTTATTATATGATGTTCTTTTTCTATTTCCTTCTAACATCATTGGAAATCCACCTAATTTGCCACGTTTCATACTTTTATTGCGACTACGTCTTATATTATTCTTTTTGCTTTTACCTCCCAAATGAGTAGGAATATATCCTTGTATAGCTTCCTGACTTGTTTGGGAACCAATTAATGCGTTTGGATTTCCAGAGTTATAAATAGGTGGCAACATTTTGTCAGAGAACATATTAGAAGTGTGGGAACCATCTAAATTAATAAGATTAGCTTCCTTCATATCAATAACTTGGTCAAGTGTGGGAGACATGTAATTAATTATATAATATGATGAGATATATTAAAAAAAATAAAATATATTTAATTGTTTATGTAAAATATATGATATATGGATATTATATTATGGTATATAAAATTATAAGCCCCAATATTATAAAATCAGATATATTAATCTATTTTTTAAATACATTTTTCACTATTTTCCAATTCAATAAAGGCTGAATATGACAATAACATCATAAACGCATCAAATCCAAAATTTAACCAATGCCAAATACTATGAGATGGCATTAAAATATCAAAGTACTTTGGGAATATAATTTCTGGAAAAGTGGATACATAAAAAAATCCAGCAAATAACTCAATTATAATTGCGTACAAAAAATATGCATAATATGTTGGAACTTTAACTTCGTGCACAATTATAATTGCAATTATTATACCAATAAGATAAGGTAATGTGCTAAATATAGAAAAAATTAATCTTATTTTACGATATTCTTCCGATTGATATATTGGTAAAGCAGACAGTGTAATTGCAGCAATAATTATAATAAATCCAAATAAAATAATTAAAACTTGATAATAAAAATGGCAATATAGTTCAATATAAATAATATTAGTACCCATTCCTAATGGTGTTAAGTAACAGCCAATATAATCCATAGTACACCAATAATGTGAAGTTGATTTTGAATTACAAGAAAATGTATGATAAGCCCAGCTATTAAACCAGCAATATGAACGACTAATTCCTTGTATCCAAAAAAATAATTGAAAAATAGGAGACATTTTAATGGTTATATTTGTAAAATAATACGCTAACCAAAGATTAAATAAAATTAACATAATAGATGTCCAAATATTAACAGTTTGATTGTGCCAATAAAACATACTATAAATACATTCTTTAATTGATAATTTTTTGCGATACCCAGTAAGAATATTTGGTTCTACGGTAAAAATAGGTGCTTTGTCTTTCGGTACTAAAAAATGGTTATTCATATGATGAATTAAACTCCTTTGTGAATAAATAAAAATTATGTATTTAAGTTAATATATGTTTTCAAGCATTTTTAAATTTATTTTCCCCATTTCCCCTTTTTATTTTCCCCGTTTCCCCTTTTTATGAATTGATTGATGTTAATAAAAATATTTTAATAATATATATTAAATTATTAAAAAAGAATGCATATAACGCAATCGCAACTATCCGAATTAATGGCAAGCATTGCCCTAATTATATTAATTATTTCGTCTAATTTTTTGGACCAATTATTTCCTTGTAAAGTACAAGAAATATTAAAAAATAATATATTTTTTAAACATATGATTTCTTTTTTTATTTTAGTTTTTTACATTGTTAGTGCTGATATGATTAAATACAATAAAATATCTCCATATTTTATCATCGTATCACTATTAATTTATGCTTTATTTATAATGCTTACTAAAACATATTATATATATTGGTTCGCATTTGTTATCACGGCTTGTCTAAAATACTTGTATTATTTATGGGTCATTTATTATTACGATACTTTACCAAGCGATGTAGATAAAGAAACTCATCCTACGTTTATTATTATTGACAAATTATTAAATTACGCATTACTAATCATACTTTTTATTGGTTTCATTTCTTATTTAGGATATAAAAAACTTACTTGCGGCAAATCATTCTCCTATTGGCTATTTTTTACTCTACCAAATAAATGCACCAACGAATTAAATGATTCAATCAATTTACATAAAAAAACATATGGATTAATACAATTATTTAAATCTGGATTATTCAAATAAATATTAATTTATTTTTATTGAAAATATAATTAATAGTATTTATTAAAGAGTTTGCGAAATACAAAAAAAATGAAATAATTAAAAGAATATATCCAAGCAAATAATAAACGACCTTCACAACATGATAAAAATAAAGATGTGAAAACACTTGGAAAATGGATAAGTACTCAACAAACAAATTATAAAAAACAAAATAAAAATATGAAAGAAGAAGAAAATAGAAAAAAATGGAATGATTTTGTTACTAATGAAAAGTATGTTAAATATTTTAAATAAAGCTGTATAATATGTGTATTAAATAACATTTATTTACATATAATCGCAAATTATTAAAAAAATAAAAATATAAAAGAGTTTGCGAATACATTTTACAATTCAAAATTTAAATTATTGTACACAGTATTATTATTGGTATCATTGGTATTATTTGTATTATTGGTATTATTTGTATTATTTGTATTATTGGTATTATTGGTATTATTTGTATTATTATTGGTATTATTTGTATTATTATTGGTTGTTAATACTGTTCGGCACGTAGGACACGTGTTATTAATTTGTAACCAATGGTCTAATTCATTTCTAAAAAAAACGTGCTTACACATGCGTATGCGAGATATTTCCGATTCAGGTTCAAATTGTTCTTGTCTAATGGGACATTCAGTGTAAATATTATCACTTAATTCTTCATAATAATTATTTTCAATTAATTGATTATATTCTTCTGAACCTAATTGTAATAATCTTGGAACTTCAATATTATCATCTTGTAAATTAGTCACGTGCTGTAAATAATTTGATAAATTATTTAAAATAGTATTGGATTCATTTGTATTTGGCAAAGGTAAATAAATAGTTCTTATAGTTGGTTCAATACTATATGTATTTTCATTTATAGGTTGTCGTGTTCTAATAGGATTTCTTGCGGTTCTTGTAGATGTGGATGAAGTGCTTGGTGTATCTGATGCTGTGTGTGTAGTGTTGTTGGTTCTATCAGATAATGGGTTGGGTATTGTTTGTGAAAATAATGGATTTACAGGTGTGGTAGGTAAAGTATTTACATTCATTAATTGTTCTAATATATTTAATACTCGTGCAAATGTACATTCTAATCTATTAAATGAACGAACCAAGTCTATATTTTGTGAATTATTTGACATTGATAATTCAGCATAAGATTGAAAAGTTATACCCCATTGTTCAATAACGTGTAAATAAGAATTAATATGCGATTGTTGTAAAGTTATATTATTAGTAATATTATTATTTGTATCATTAGCATTGTGTGAATTATTATCATTACGTGTATTATTATTATTATTATTGTTATTATTATTATTATTTGAGCGTGGAATATTTAATGGTATTTGGCGATGATTTTCAGAATGAGTATTTAATAGATTAATAAAAGCATTAATATCAGAATCCATATTATAATATTGTAATATTATAATATTATTTATTTTTAACCCATATTTTATTAATTTATTTGTATGTTATTTTAGTTAAATATTTATAATTGATTAATAAAATCCAATTGTTGCTTTGTATTTACTCCAATAATTTGAGTTATATCATTAACAATATCATATGTTTCCACAGTGGCACCGTGTTCCAAAGCAATTTGTGGAATATCTGTTAAATAATATTCTTTTTGAGCATTGTTATTTTTTAATTTATCTAAATGAGTACATAATACATTAGTATTCATTACATATATTCCACAATTTATATTATTTACAATAACTTCCATAGCATTACAATCTTTTTCTTCCACAATTTTTAAAAACTCATCATTTTCTGGTGATTTAATAATACGACCGTAACCAGTGGGATTTGGCATGTGACAAGTCATTAATTGAATATCTGCTTTTTTATGGTCAATCATAGATTGTAATGTTTGGGCACGAATTAGTGGAGTATCTCCACATAATATTAAAGAATCGCAATCCATATATTTAGTTAATTCTTGTTTGCAGCATTGAATAGCATGTCCTGTACCTTGTGGATTTAGTTGAGGCACAAAAGTAATAAAATGGCTAATTATATGTTTAGAAATATAATTTTTCAATTCGGTTTCAATTTCGGCTTGAAACTTGCCAACTACAACTACTATTTTTTGGGGATTTAGCATATATGCTTGTTCAATAATATGTACTAACATGGGTTTAGATTTATATAAATGTAATACTTTGGGAATATTAGACTCCATCCGTTTTCCCATACCACCTGCCATAATAACAACAACTAAATCATTTGGCACAATTTTAGAACGATAGTTCATTATCATCCTAACTAATGAATATATAATGAATATATATTTATTTTTGCTAAAAATACACAAAAGGACTAAAATTGCTAAAAATACACAAATAGACTAAAATTTCTAAAAATACACAAATATACTAAAAACCCTATGAAATACGATAAAATACGATAAAATACGATAAAAGAAAACATGATGCTAAAAAAATGAATTTAAAATATGTTGATTATTATTATATTAAATAATAAATTATATTAATTTTTAAATAATAATGATTGATTCAGACACTGATTGTTCTGATAATGAGCAAATGCGTGCTACAACAATGGATTATTATAGAATTAGTACAATTGATGATGTAGATATGGAAATTGATGGAACTAAACAATATTGTGTTCAAATTATTGGTAAATCTGAAACAGGTATTAGTGGAGCAATTAATGTGGTTAATTATAAACCTCATTTTTATGTACAAGTGAATAGCCTGCATCATAAAGTGCCAAATAAAACATTAGCAATTGATGAATTGAGAGAGTGTTTAGAATCCAATAAAATAAGAGATGTAGAATTAAAAATAGAATATGGAAAACGAATGCGTGGATTTGATAATGGAAAGGAATACTTGTTTATTAATATTATTTTCAATACCTTGGCAATGTTTAAAAAAGCTAAATATGTTTGGTATGAACGTGATAAAAATAATAATATGCGATTAATTGAAGGTGGTATTAATATTAATATGAAACCAAAATATATATTTGAATTGCATGAAGCTCATATACCACCAATATTACATTTTATCCATGAATTAAATATTTGTACTTCTGGATGGGTAGAAATTCCGCAAATTGAATTACGTGAAAAATCAGAATATATTACTTTGTGCAATTATGAATATTTAACCGAATATAATATGGATGACCCACTTAAATCTAAATTACAACCAAGACCAGATATGGAACAAGCAGCTAAATTAAAAATATGTAGTATGGATATTGAAGCAAGCAGTAGTCATGGTGATTTTCCACAAGCAATTAAAGGATATGATAAATTATCAAATGAAATGATTGATTATTTTAAAATACACCATTTTGATGATGATAAAAAAACTTTTACTATGACAAAACCAGAAATAACAATTCAATTAGTAACCAATATATTATTAACCGCATTCAATTTTGCTAATTTCCAACAAAGTGACTTAATCTCGCAAGTATATCCTAAAAAACAACCCGAATTAAGTGATATTGAAGAATGTATTGATAAATGGATTTCTACCCCATTAAATAAACAATCTCAATTGGAAATTGAAGAAGATATGGAAAATAATGGATATGTTGAAGAACCTGTTGATAATAATAATAATAATAATAATGATGAAATTGACAGTGATGATGAAATTGATGAAGAATTTAATGAAGAAATGAATGCGTACAAGGATAATCAATGGTATTTGAAAATGATGCGTACAAATTCAAAACGAAAGGATAATATCATTAGTATGTTGAATAATAAATCAATTAGTACAGAATTAAAAAGAGTTGAATTATGTAAATCATTGAATCATAGTTTTCCAAATTTAATGGGAGATACGGTTACTTGTATTGGTTCAACTTTTTGGGAACTTGGAAAATCAACATATTATTTAAATAATTGTATCGTAGTGGGTGATTGCGACCCAGTAGCAGATTGCGAAATAATGGAATGTAAAACCGAAAAAGAAGTATTAATTGCTTGGAAAGATTTGATACTCCGTGAAGACCCTGATATTATTATTGGATATAATATATTTGGTTTTGATTATGATTTTATGTTTAAGCGTTCAAAAGAATTAAATTGTGTTAGAGAATTTTTAAAAATGTCTCGGTTTAAAAATCAATTATGTGCTAATGAAAGGACAGATTATAAAACAAATCAAACAACTATTAAATTAGACGAATTATCTACATTTATGCAAGATTTGCAAATTATACCTATTAAAGGGCGTATTCAAATTGATTTTTTGAGTTTCTTTAAAAGAGAAGAACCTAATTTATCTTCATACAAATTGGATGATGTATCCGGTATATTTATTGGTGATAAAGTAAAAACAATGTCTTTGATAGAAAACAATAATAATAATGACAATACAGAAAAAATGTATAATTATAAAATTAAAAGTGGTAATTTGGTTGGATTAACAGAGGATTGTTATATTCATTTTGAATTATTAGGTGGTCATTCTACAAACTATTTATTAAATGGATTAAAATTTAACGTAACATCAATAATAAAAGAAACGAGTACATTTATGATTAAAAGTACCGTAGATTTATCAAAATATCTGAATTGTTCTTTGCGTTGGTGCTTGGCAAAGGATAATATTTCCCCAAAAGAAATATTTGCATTGTTTGACAAAGATAAAAAAGGTCGTAGTATAGTGGCTAAATATTGTGTTCAAGATTGTAACTTGGTACATCAATTAATGTATAAAAAAGATGTATTTACTGGATTGGTTGAAATGGCAAAGATTTCATATGTACCCATTAGTTATTTAATTTCACGAGGACAAAGTATTAAAGCAACGAGTTTTATTGGTAAAAAATGTAAAGAACAGCGTATATTTGTACCTACTTTGGATAAATCCACAGATACTGGAAAATTTGAAGGTGCTATTGTGTTGGACCCCAAAACAAATATTTATATTGATGATGGTGCGGTATGTAATGATTTTGCGTCATTATATCCATCTACAATTATTAGTGAAAATATATCCCACGATAGTAAAGTAATGACAAAATCAGTTGATATTTGTGGAAATACGATTGGTTGTGAGGGATATGTGGTGTATGATAAGCGTGTGATTTATATAAATGAATCGTATGTATTGAAACAGTGGATATTGCCAAAATTAGAATCATTATACAAGAATTATAAATATTTTGATAGGACTCATTTGTTTTGTGTAGAAATGTTTCGTAATTGGAATTTGTCAATGTGTTATTATCAATTATCTGCTATACAAGAGCGTATTAATTATTTGATAGAAAATCCTGATATATTGGCAATATTAAATAAAAACCCTAAAATAAATACATTTTTAATAAATACAAAAAGTAAAAATGAATATAAGAAGTTGGGAGAACAAAAACGACAATTGTATATAAATAATAATAAATCTTATTTTGCGGAATTAACAGCAAATGAATTGGATAAATTATTGGGATTAAATTATAAATTTAAATATTTGTTATATCAATATGGAATAAATACGGGAATAACTACTGGAATAGAGTATCATGGTTATTGGCATAAAATCACAACATTTTTAGATATTGATAATGAAAATTATGATACATTTATGGATGAATTTGAAAGTATATTGGATTTGTTTGAAGAAATGCGTGGTCGTATGGATTCGTTTGTGTATAAATATGATGGAATGGAAAAATATAAATATATTGATTTATCCTTTGATTTATTGGAAGATATGAAAATAGATGATAAGAAAAAGGAAGTTAAGCAATCCATTGGTGTTAAAACGTGTAAATTTGTGCAATACCCAGATAATACAAACGCATTGATACCAACTGTATTGAAAGATTTGTTGGCGGCAAGAAAGGCAACCAAAGTATTGATGAAGAAGGAAACGGACCCATTTATGAAAAATGTGTATGATAAACGCCAATTAGGATATAAATTAACGGCAAATTCGTTATATGGTCAGTGTGGGGCAAAAATAAGTACTATTTATGAAAAAGATATTGCTGCATCAACTACTGCTGGTGGTAGGTTATTATTAACTTATGCCAAGAAAATTATTGAAGAATGTTATGTAAATCAGGAATGTGTGCTGAAAGATGGAACAAAGGTAATAGTAACAGGAGAATATATTTATGGGGATACAGATAGTGTATTTTTCAAGATTAACCCAATTGATGCGGTTACTAAGAAACCGATTAAAGGAAAGGAAAACTTGAGAATTTCTATTGAAGTAGGGCAGCAAATTGGAGAATTGGCGACGCAATTTTTAAAACCGCCACACGATTGGGAATATGAAAAAACATTCCTACCATTTATATTATTCGCGAAGAAACGTTATTTAGGCATATTGTTTGAATTTGATGTAAATTGTGGAAAACCCAAGGATATGGGTACATTGCTTAAAAGACGAGATAACGCACCTATTGCCAAGGATATATATGGTGCTGTAACAACTAATTTAATAGACAGAAAAGATTCGGAATCATTGAAAACTTTGGATAAAATGCTAACTTCGTTAATGGATGGTGAATATGAAATGTCTAAATTAACAATTACAAAAGCATTACGTTCTTATTATAAAAATCCAAATTCAATTGCTCATAAAGTATTGGCAACACGAATGCGAACTCGTGATCCAGGTAGTGCTCCTGGCAATGGTGACCGCGTTCCTTATGTATATATCGTAAATCCTGAAGCGAATTTACAAGGTGAGCGAATAGAATCGCCTGAATACATTGCTGAAAATAAATTACAAATTGATTATTCCTTTTATGTTAGTAATCAAATTATGAAACCAATAGTACAATTGTTTGCGTTAATGTTTGAAAAGGTATATGTATTAAAGAATGAAATGGAACGTTATGATGTTTATATGAATAAATGTAAAAAATACACAGAATATTTGAAAAGTATAAATATTTCGGAGGATAAAATAACAACAAAAATGGAATCATTGAAATTAAAAGAATTGAGCGATTTATTGTTTGGGAAATTTATCAAGACAACTTATAACTTTCCTAAAATTCCGGGTGAGGTGGTGACTAAAAAACCCACAGTTCCAAAGGTTCCAAAAGTAGCTAAAAAACCCACAGTTCCAAAGGAACCAACTAAAACCCAAAATAAGGATGAAAAAAACACGAATAAAAAGCCTACAAAAAATAAAAAATCAACCAAAGTAGATGTAGAAAATGACAAGAATACTATATGGAATTTTCTTAAATAAAAATAAAGAAAAATTAAACACTAATATTCAATAGATATATTTACATTATTAAGCATTTAAAATAATTCGCAAACTCTTTTACCTTTTTATTATCAATATTTTTTATAAATCAGCATCTAAAAAAAGTTTTTTAATTCCAATTGTTTATCATTATCCTTGCTCATTATTGGATGAGCGAATGGCATAATTGGATTATTAATCTGCTTAATATAATATAAATATGCGTTTATTTCAGATTTTAATTCACGCACACACCAATTAATTACCATTGTATTTAATTCAGCAACTTGTTCTCTTGTATTTGCTTTATTATTTACGGCATATTGTAAATAAAATGCTCTCATTATCATTTTTAAATTATTACAATCCTGGTTTGCAATCATATGTTTTTTATTGGACGAATTATATATTGTTAATCGCATCATATTTTGAATATATTTAATGTTTTCTTCTGAAAAATACAACTCAGATACATTATTACTTTCATAATTACCTTCCAACGCATTACGATAGGTTAAACATTTATTCACATTTACTTTACTATATAAACTAAATTGGTCTTTTGCATTACATTCTGGTATAGACACTTTATTTGTAATATTCATACCTTATTATTATTAATTATATATATTATATTTATTTTTTATTTTTTATTATTATTCATTAATCATTCTTTATTATTTTATTATGGTATTATAATTATATATATAAGTTTTTAATGTCTACTACTGATTTAGACAATTTAGATTCAAATGACGACGATAATATTAATGATGATTCTAATAATAATTCTATTCCTAAAACAACAAAAAAAGAAAATATTTACAACATATTAAATGAAGATACCAATGAAAAAAATGGAAAAGATGGAAAAGATGGAAAAGATGGAAAAGATGATGATAATATTTTTTATAATTTTTTTGAATCTATTAGTTTTTATTTATTAGAATTCTTAATTATTTTACTTATTGGTGCTATTGCCCTATATAGTGCCAAAGTCGGTCAAGCAAATATTATTCCTACTTGTATGCCTTTTAATAACTTACAATCACCTCCTCACGAAATACCCATTAACTTGAACACTATGAATGACGCTTCTCAAAAAATATTCTTTTCTATGGAAGAAAATAATTCACATAACCAAGTTCTTGCTTTCTTAACAAAACTAAACAACGCACCTCTTTCTTCCGCATTTTCCAAATATTTTATGAATATTTTACTCAAAATGTTTCAAAAAATATCCCAATTTTATAATGCCTGGTGTAATATACAAAATAGTTATATGAGCGAGTCTGCTATTATTTTATGCAGCATTCTTTTATTACCCATTATTGTTGCTTTCATGTTTATATATGGGTTCTTATTATTTATTTGGTACGCAGCAACTACTTTAAACACTCTTATGAAAATGAATATAAATAAAAATCCTAATGGAGTAGCTGATTGGGCAAAAATAATTATGATTATGCACCCATCAAAATATATGAAAGCAATGTTTGTCGCTTTTATCGCAATAATTTGTGTTTTTGCTGGATTAGGATTACTTCCACTTATTTTAATTGGTATTTTATTAACCGTTATTATTACTCCTTTAACATATATCGGAAAAGTAAATGAACAATCATATTCATTTATTAACTTAATACAAGACATTATTAATTTTAAGAAATTTATTATTATTGCTGGATTAGCATTAATAGCAATAATCACTTCTTTTTCTACACTTGGAAATATAGTTGGTGTATTAATATTAGGTATCATATGTTTTTTAAGTTTTACTTATGGAATTTCTTATATTTTCTCTGACAACACACATAATATGAATAACCTAAATTTTTCACCATTATCCTCTTTTGAACAAGCTATGAAAACTTGTAATCGCGTGTCTCCTTTTGCAACCAATAAATTTGTTGATATTATTAAAAATATTGCCGATTATATATAATGTATTTTAATCTGGGGTTTTATTATTTATTTTGACAATAAAACCAGGAAAAGCCAGAAATATATATGTAATAATAAAATATAATTATATATATATATATATAATTATTTACAATGGTGAAATGGAACAAAAATCAATTTTTAGAATGGTGTGCGGATGGTTCTCCTATAAATAATCAAGTCATCATTCTTGATTTATCACGTAGTCAATTAAAAGATGATACTTTGAATACGTTATTTGAAAATATTGGAAATCTTACTCAATTAACTCAACTTGATTTATCTGATAATAAATTAAATACTTTACCTGAAAGCATTAGTAATCTTACTCAATTAACTCAACTTTATTTACAGTATAATAAATTAACTACTTTACCTGAAAGTATTGGAAATCTTACTCAATTAACTCGTCTTATTTTAGCTGATAATCAATTGACTACTTTACCTGATATTATTGGAAATCTTACTCAATTAACTGAACTTATTTTAGCTAAGAATCAATTAACTGCTTTACCTGAAAGCATTGGAAATCTTACTCAATTAACTAATCTTTATTTAGATAATAATCAATTAACTACTTTACCTGAAAGTATTGGAAATCTTACTGAATTATCTCAACTTTGGTTAGATAATAATAACTTAACTGCTTTACCTGAAAGCATTGGAAATCTTACTCAATTATCTCAACTTTGGTTAGATAATAATAACTTAACTGCTTTACCTGAAAGTATTGGAAGACTTACTGAATTAATGGGACTTCATTTAATAAATAATAAATTAACTACTTTACCTGAAAGCATTGGAAATCTTACTCAATTAAGAAGTCTTTATTTAACTGATAATAATTTACTTTATTTACCAGAAAGTTTTGGAAATCTTACTAAATTAACTCGTCTTAAGTTGTCTAATAATCAATTAACTGCTTTACCTGAAAGCATTGGAAATCTTACTCAATTAAATAGAGAAAGTATAATTGAATTAAATGCTGTTATACCATTTGTAAATATGTTAAATGATGTCACGGATTACACAATTCAACAAACTCGACAACAAACATTAGAACCAATACCGCAAAATAAATTAGATATTTTAAACAATAATAGAATTTGTAATGTTAATCCTTCACATATTGGTTTTGATGTGATTATGGGAAATGTTACTATTCAAGAATTTATGAAATATGAAAATAATGAAGAATTTAAAGAAAATCCTGATGATTATATTATTTTTATTTATAATGATAAATAT